CAAACGCAAAAGTTACATGGATACAAAACTTACTTAATAGGTTATTCAAGTAATGGACAAAAGAAAACTACTTGAAGATTTTTTTGGACCACTTAAAACCATTAAAGTAAAGGATAATTCTCAAGAGATTATTGAATGGTGTGAGAATGAAATAAAAGAATACAAGAAACTAATTAAAATTATTAAAGGAGCTAAGAAATGAATAAAAATATAATTACAGCACTAAAAGAGATAGCACGACAACTAATCTTTGCCATCCCTGGTATTGCAATAGTTGTAATATCTAGCGACCCAGTTTTAGCTAGTGGTATCGGTGCAATAATTCTGATGGTCTTGCGAGCAATTGATAAAGCTATACATGATAACAAGAACACCAGTAGTAATGGTTTATTGCCGTTCTAATAGCGTTGACGCATTTAATGGTAGGTAGTAGAATAAAACCATGAGTAAACTAAACGTATACAATAGTTAATATGGCTTGGGAATACACTACAGCATAATTAAACAGTTAAAGTTTAACGTTCATCCTTCCGTAAAAAATAATTAAGTTCCAAACGGTTAACCATACCTAAGGAACTTTTTTATTTTCCAACATAATTGAACACCATTTTTGATAAACTGCGACAACAACTGCACCATTATTTACATATTTTGGTGTACAAATTTAATAGAGGCAGCGTGGATTACACAACTGCCTCTTTTGTATTATTTCTTAGGTCTTAAATTATATTACTTTTATTGTATATGCCTAGGTTTTTTACTAACTCAACCATACCAATTTTTTCTCTTGCCTGCTCTTTGTAAGTTGCCCATCGACAGTTTTCTTTACAATAATGTTTTTTACTATCAATTCTGTCTAATGTTGTTTGTTTTATACCATGTTCTTTACAGTGTTGATCATAACTTTCTAACATATCATTTTTAAATTCGTCAAAACTTTTCCATAGTACCTTTATACCCTTACTGCCATAGAATCTATAATTTCTATCGTTTCTATTACTGCACCTATTCATTGCACCATAATATATGTTATAAAATCTAGTATTATACATGCCGTGTTTACGATTCCATCTATTCTCGCCTTTTATCTTTCCTAAAGTAGTTATTTGTTTTATATTTGCACAACCACACGATACTGTTTTCCCGCGTCTAACTAATGATATACATATTTCTTTTTCATTACCGCAGGAGCATTTATATAATCCCATTTTGCGTCTTCCGCCACTAGGATTTACTCTACTGTCTGTTTCTTTTATAAAATATAACATACATTAATTATAACACAATACGTACCATTTTACTAGAATAAAAAGAGCCGAATATACTGTCGGCTCATCAGTTACCTACTTCCTATACAACAGAGGATGGACAAAAAACTGGTAGAACTTAGCTACTTTTATAGCTTTGTTCTTCGACATGAAACGTTGGCACAGAATCCTGACCCGAATCGAATTCAGGTAGTGTTGGCACTTCATCCTGAAAGTAACGACTATCATCACGCCTCCTTGTGTAGAGTTTTAATCCGCAAATTGGACAAACATAACCCTCGCCGTCATACGACATTGGTGTGTGACACAATACGCATTGCATAGTTCACCTCAATAAACTTTAGGTTCACGACCAAGTAACCACAGATGGGTAATCCGTAGGTACTCCCCTTTTTGCAATTTTCGGTGCAACGGGATTATTTTCTCGATTGCATCGTGGCAGGTTCGGCAAATTTTTAACTTGCTTCGATTTCTGCCAAAAAAACGTTTAGGGTAAACATGGTGGTCGGTTAAATAACACAACTCACCACACTTCGGACAAAATCCAAACGGTGCTTGGCTCATTTTTTTACCTCTTGTTCAAGAAGTTCATAGCCAATGTGAAGTGCATAAACTGCATTCACGCTACATTCTTTGACAATCCAACATGGTGAATTGTCATGTTTTGCCCTAACTCGGCCGTTCATAATATCCCACTGGATACGATACGGGAATTTATAAGCGCCTTGTTTCGGTAGCATATCAAACCAATCAGCTTCCATAATCCACCTCCTTGTAAAAGAACGTTGCGAGCATTTGCTCAAGCAATAAGGTACGATTTCATAGTATCATGTTATACTCGTTTTTAGTTTCCTTTATATGTTCGAGTTCAACATATAAGCAGGCATAATATAGCCCTCGTATTGAGCGAGGGTTTTATGTTGGTATAATACACGTCTTTTAGCTTTCCGTTGATTGTGGGGCTTGCTGTGCAGTCTGACGGCCATATCGAGCCATTATGTTGCTAATAGACTTATCACTTTCACGTTTCCAAGCTTCTTTGCGATATTTATTCCATACTTTGTCTTCAATCGTAGGTTCTTGAAATGTATACCTCTTAGTCATAGTCTTAATAGTTTTTCTTTTAGGGAGGTCAATATAATCCATGCTTTTATTATAGACCTTGTGTCAAGGCACTAAGCCCACTTTCCCGTGCTAGAGCAGAGATTAGAGCAGAGTAAACCTTTTACAACTGATAACTGTGACATTTCTATTTCCCGATATACTTTGTGTTATCTACCCGAACTTGTTAGCACCGCATAGACCAGGTTGACGTTTAGTGGGCGGTTAATCAGAGCCTGGGTTTAGCGCTAATAGCAAGTTCTAATGCAGTTTTATTCAGATCTGCGAACTTTAGTTATAAAAGTATTTACACAATCGTCGAGATGATGTACAATTGAAAGTAATTCAATAGGACGTGAACCCCGCTGTAATAGGCGGGGATTCTTTATCTCCGTTATTCCTATTCTAACTGTGTGGTCGCACACGTCTCATAATTCAATAGGACGTGATTGATTACTCTTATTTTATACTATTTATTGCTGTATATCAATACTGATTATGCAAAACTAAAAGCCCCTAAATGTTACTGTAAGGGGCTTTTAACACATATTGGAAATAATAATTAAAACTATTATTTATTGAGCAAGGTGCGTACTTTCGTAATACTTTGAGAATAACAAAACCACGCCTTTGATGCAATATGTATAGTGGAGTAAACAATATTAGGCGTGGTCTTAATAAGGGGTGGGAATAAGGTACTAATTAGTCCATTTAATCGTCTAGTTTGGGCGATCGCCGTAACTAATTATGAGTAAACAGTAGCATTAAAAACACAATAAAACAACCTCAAATAAATAGTACCCAGTAATTAGATTTAAAGGGGATTTACTAAGTAAACCATATCTAATGTGGGTACTATTGTGGTTATATTATACCAGAAAAGAATTTTAATTAAAGGTGTTTACATTAGCATAACCACGTGGTATAATTGAGACATCAATAAACCAAATAAAGGGGATTATATGAGCGAAGAACTAACATCAAAAGAATTATCTTTGATTGACAAAACAATTCAAAAACAAAAACTAACCGAGTTGACTTATAAAACAATTTTAAGTATCAACCCACCTGCAAAAATAGTTAAACGTCATAATTTTGGCAAGTTTGATTATTTACCTATAACCGCAGTTGAGAGATTACTGGACGGTTTATTTGACGGCTGGAACGTAGAAATTAAAATGGTCAATCCAGTAATAAACGGTATTTATACAGTCGTTAAATTAACTGCTAAAATACCTAATTCTGATAAAGTCCTAGTGTCTGACGGTATCGGATTCGCTGAATTCCAAACAATTAAAGGTGCTTCACCAACTGACTTCACACAGCTAATGCAAAGCGCAGGAGTTATGGCAGTACCACGAGCTAGAGCCGAAGCCATAAAGAACGCTGCAAAATCGTTTGGTAACTTATTTGGTCGTAACCTAACCCGTAATGATGAAAACTTTGAAGCCGAAGTTGAAGTTGTAAACACATCAAGAACTAAAATCGCAAATACTTTAGGAGTAACAAATGAAACAAATTAACCTATCTCCATCATTTCTATCTAAAGTCTATGAAAAAGGCTACGATTACGCCGTCGGTGAGAAGCTAGGATTATTCCCAAAAAAAGACACTGGCGCAATGTCTGACGGACGTTTAATCCACTCCTTAATATCTGAGCGCTTAGGCGGTGAAAAAGCTAAAATCGCAATATCAACTTACGATAGTTTTAGAACTAAAGAAGCCAGAGAGTGGCGAGACAGTCAACCAGACGACACGATTATCGTAACTGACGAGAAAATAGAAAACCTGAACAAGATAGTCGATAGGGTTATAAACCACCCACGATTAAAACCATTTTTAGAATTGCCTTGCGCTACTGAATTAATAGTCGAAAAACAAGCCAACAGTCATAATGTAAAAGGTATTATAGACGTGATATCAACCGACAACGAAGCCAAAAACGTTATTGATTGGAAGTTCGTATCAAGCCTGATATTCGATTCATTCGATAAAAAAGCCTTATATATGCACTACGACCTCCAAGCAGCGGTCTATGATTTCCTAACGGACGCTACAAATGTTTACTTTGGGGTCATTGAGAATGAACCACCACATCGAATTAAACTGTATCATTGCGATTCTACATTCCTAGAAAGTGGAGCTAATAAGTTTAACAAAGCATTTAAAATATTAGACGACGCAAAAGGTCGAGAGCCGAACTTTGATATTGATGAGATTGGTACTTTAATGAGTTGGGAAAATTATAATGGGTAAAGGAGTAAAAAATGGCAAGTAAATATTACGGCGACCTAGTATTCAGCACAGGCGAATACGAAAAAGACGGAGAAAAAAAGAAACCTTGGTCAAAAGCTGGCGCAGTGTTTAAGGACAGTGAAACTGGTAACATATCAATCAAGTTTGAAGCTATGCCAGTAGGTGAATGGTCTGGCTGGATGAAAGTATTTAATAACTCATCAGACGGAAATATTAGAGACGGCAAATACGACAAAGATATCGAAACCATCAAAGCGATTGGCGACGCAAAAAAAGAAGTCGTGCTTGAGGATATTGATGACAAACCTATCGATTTAAGCGAAATTCCATTTTAAGGAGCAACTATGAACTTAGACAAAGCATTACAAGACCTAAGATTTTATAAATCACAACGAGTAGGACGTAAACATCTTAGCCAAATTGAATTATGGAGAGGTTGGATAAACTCATGATGTGGGATACCTCAATGGAAGCCGAACACCAGTTTAGTAAGATAGTTAGTGAGATTAGATAATGGCTCAAGCTAACAAAGTATGCGAAATTTGTGGCACGCTTGGTCATTCCAAGTTTTATTGCAAAAACAGACCAATTAAGCCTAAAAAACCAGTTGTTCGAAAAAATAGAATAACTCAAAAACCCAAGAAGCTATCACGATCTAAAATCAAAAAGACCCTCGATAAACTAGTCAAAGATTACGTCAAAGAACGGGATAATTACACTTGCCAGAAATGTGGGAAAAAAGTTGAAGGTAGTGATTGTCATGCTTCGCATATATTCCCTGTTGGCAGATGTTCAATATTAGAGTTTGAACCACTTAACATGAAAGTTCTTTGTATGTCTTGTCATTTATGGTGGTGGCACAAAAATCCTGTTGAAGCGGCTGCATGGATTGAGTTTAAATTTCCTGACCGAGTGGCTATATTAAACATCATGAAAACGGTTAAAGTTAAAACATCTACTGTTGATTTACAGGTGTTAATTGACGGTTATAAGCAAAAACTACAAAAATAGACTTGCAATAACCATAACCACGTGCTATACTACGTAATATGAAAGACCAAAATAAAGGGGATTTCAAGCAAGCGACGGATAGCCGAAGTCCAATGACATAAAAACACTTATAAGGTCAATCGCTTGTATAACAAAATAAAAAAAACTAAAGTACACGAAATCGTGTAGATAAGGAACAAAATGAAAAGTAACATAGTAAAAGAAGCAAAAGCAGAAGTAGCGGCGAAAGCCAAAACTGAAAAACCAGTAAAGTCATACACAATTATGCAGATAGTAAAAGCTATCGTCGTTATAGTTGCTTTGACCTGCGCTGGAGCTTATGCCGGTATCACAATTGACCGAGCAATCACAAACAATATTGACAACCAAGTTAAATCACAGGTTGTCGAGCAAGTACGAAATTTTACAGCCGAGCAGAAATAGTTACAACTGCTCATATAAATGAAAATGTAACCGAACCTAAAGAACTAGCCACAATCGAGCCTATCGTCGCTCCTAGAGCCTCTACGCAAGCCACAGCACCTGTTGGCGAGCAAGAAGCCAAAGCGTACATATACTTTAAGGAATCAAGCAACCGTTTAGACGCGATCAACTCAAATGGAGGTGCTTGCGGAATCGGTCAAAGTTGGCCTTGTAGTAAACTAGAAGCGGTATGCCCTAACTGGAAAACTGACTATAATTGTCAAGACCAGTTCTTCACAACTTACGTAACAGCGAGGTATGGCAGTTGGGTAGGGGCATATAACTTCTGGTTGGCGAACTCGTGGTACTAGCACTTTTACAATCTATATAATCAGATACATCCAGTAATGAACTACCCAGATACAGGGCAGAAGTCGTGGTATCTAAGACTTATTGTCGTTGCTGGTTTTGTCTGATTATATAGAAGCAACTTAACATCTTAAACAGTGTAACCACAGAGGGTCATCTAAAGTATCAGTAGGTTATATAGAAACGCTGAGAATAAGACGCATAAGCCGACCGTAAGGTAATGCGAATGGGAGTGTAAACTCTCCCCTCTCTGATTACACTGTTTTACAAATAGATTGAGTGTCGTAGTACCGAAGTCGTGCAGGGTAAAGGCTTAAAATATGGGCTTATCATCCAGACGTTGAACATTGATACATGTTGCGTGCCAAGACCCTGTGATTTCGGTTCTCAGGCACTCAATCATCATAGACATCAGATATGTGGCAGTAAGTAACCAAGTGACTAGGAGTAAGTTATAAGAAAAACCGAAGATTATAACTGAACGGGCATGGGGTAGAGTTCGGGTGAAACCATGCAACTAACTGTCACTACCTGATGTTTATGAATTAACTAATAAAGGAGAGTAAGATGGAAATCACAATTGCAGTTCTGATGTTCGCTATACCGCTTGTATTTCTTCTATGGTTGGCAGAAAAACACCCACCATATGACCCACAGCCAGAAATGCAGCGAATGAAACAGGAAATGGAAGATAAACTTGAAGCATATAAAAAGAGTTTGAAATAATTAAATGAAAGAGAGGGAATATGAGAAAAGTAAAATCTATTTCAACGAGCAATAAAGGTGTTGTGGGGTTGTATAATTCTCCATCAGTAAATGTTTTTTATGAACCAAATATAATGACACCTATTATGTATTGCCGACGACCAAAATGGCTGACTGTAGATGAGTTCTCTGTGATTTCCGAAGATTTACTTAGTCAAATAAAAGGTCTGTCGCAGAAATCAGTTGATATATTAGAAAACAAGGCTTTATAGCTGGTAGTATTGAACAAATAAACGGAGATAATTCACATGGCACAAATGAGTAGATTGAGACAAATTGTAGGGCGCTATAAACTAGTAAAAATTACAAACTATAAAGATATTAGTTATATGTCTCAATATGAAATAGACAAAGGCTGGGGTATACCTATGAGTTTTTGGTACTACTCTAATGGGCATAAAACTGTCCGTAAAGATGTCGATGGTCATTGGAATATTGAACAAATAAATAAGGAAAGCAAGCAATGAGTAATTATATTAAAACTACTTACACAACCTGCACTAGCACATGGAAGCCAGCAACGCCAAAAAAGATGGTTGAACAGTTTACTTATAAGTTAAATAAAACTCCGAAATGGAAGTTTATTAAAAGATTACAATTACGTCGATACATAAAATACTGGTCTGAACAAATAAATAAGGGGGAATAATTATGATCCAACCTAGAAACAAAGAAAACTTTTTAATAGAAATTACACCAGAAGTAATGGATGAACTTAACCGTATTTATATGCACTCAGATATCGAACCTATTGTTGAACTTCACTACTCGCCGTATTGGAAAATGTTAACTAAACCAACCACTAATACAGGAAGTGAGGAGTAGGGTATGAGTAAATTATATTTATTAACACAAAGCGAAAACCAAGGTTATGACACATATAGCGACTGTGTTGTATGTGCCAATAATGAGGATGGTGCAAGAACAATACACCCGTCAAGTTATTATACTTTCCATGATGGTAAATTATGGTTTAAGTATGCTGATATGACAGAACGAGAAGATAATTCTGGTTATGATGAATGGGCTAGACCAGATAAAGTTGAAGTTAAATTGATTGGAACTGCCAAACCTAACATTAAAGCTGGAACAGTGATTTGTGCTAGCTTTCACGCAGGTTGATTTATGACCACCCCTAAACCCCAAGCTAGTGTCGTAGACGAGATATTTACATTTGGATACACAGACCCTACTTTTATAAATGATATTCACGTTTTAATAGGTGGCAAAGATAAAATCGACCAAGCCAAACAGCAACTAAAGCAGTTAATACTAGATGAGATTATAGGCAAAGATGATGAGTATATGGACGCTTACGATATAAACGAACACCAGAATTTTTTAAGAGACGAACAGCGTACTAATCTTAACCAATTATTTGAGGGGGAATTATGAGTAAGTGTATCGGAATATTAGGATTTTTATTTGGGCATAAGTTCGGCAAAGGCTGTTCTTGCCATGCTTGTAACCATTGCAAACGTTGTGGTGTTAGGAGGGGATTATGAGCCAACCAGATACTAGTAAAGATGGAATAAACGAAAAGTTGCTAGGAATAGTATCTAATGAAAAATCTAAATTTTCGATTGTTTTAGATTTGCCTAAATTAGTAAACTATATCGCCACTGAACGTCTGAAAGCTAAGATAGAAGAATTGGAAAATATGTCTATGGAGGTGGTAGAACCATGTGAACCAGACTGTAGTGATGTTAGACACGCACTGCACGAAGGCAGTTGGAACGCACACTTGAAGATAGATAACCGTATCACCGAACTCGAAACCGAACTAAATAAGTTGGAGGGTAAATCATGAAAGACCAAAGTAAACCAGTAACGATAGATGAAATACTCAAAAATTATAAAGAATATATTTTAGGTTCACAAGGCACTTTTTATACTGGTCTAGATAGTGGAATGGATTTATCAGAGTCTAAACTTGCCATCAATAAAATAGTAATGGATATAATTGGTGAAGACCAAAATGTATCTATTGCCAGCAGAGGGGCGGAACTCGACGCAATAACTTTTGCAAAACCGTATATGCAACGTAGAATTATTGGAAACGATTTACGTCGAGAGCAAAGATTAACCGCCAATCAATACGGGCTAGGGGAGAAGTAATGATTGACATTTTTTTTACAACAGTAATGATAATAACTGGTATTTTATTGCCCCCAGCAATCATCGCAGCAATATTATTTATCATTGCATGGTTTGCATACTGGCAAGAAGGAATAACTTACGACAAGCAACAAGAAATGGAAGATGCAAAAAAAATGCCTCCATATGACAATATAGAGTTGTCACAGCCACCTAATCCGACAATGTTTACTATCAGACTTATTAAGAATAATAAAACTGTATGGAAAGCTTCATATGATAAAGAATTATTTAATAAAATTAAGCATGGGCTAGGGGAGATAAAATGACTAATTTAGAGAAACAAGAACTACGCCAATACTGCAAACAAGGTCTTAGTTTTGACCGAATAAGACGGCTTGTAGACTGTTCAGATGCTACTATTAAACGGTATCTTAAAGCCTTTGGGCTAGGGGAGTAAAGGGTATGAAAGAATACCAAGTACACTACTTTTTAATGGATGGTCGAGGTGAGAGTTATCAATCTTTTGGCACAAAGAAAAGGGCTAAAGAGTTTATGGATAGATGTAAATCAAGCATTTATCTAAAAAACCTAAGGCTTGAAGTTGTCGTGCATACCCAACCAACTAATAATATTAATGGAGATAAGTAATTATGGAAGATAAAACACTAGATGAGATACGTTTAATAATGCGAGATTGGGAAGGATTTTTTCCTTTTCCTGATGCAGAAGACGCTGGGACAGAGGCAGAGATAGCTTATAGCACAGCAAAGAAAATATTAGCCTGGCACTCAGCCGAACTTGACAAGGCGGTTAAAGTTGAACGTGATAAATGTGAAAAACAACACGGAAAAATAAATCTTTATGTTGGTGGAAATCCACCAATTCTGTGTGCATCCCAACCTACCAACCAAGTTAGTGAGGGGAAGTAATGAACTTTCAAGATCTAACTCGTCGCATAATGAACGCTGAAACAGAAACTGATGCAGAGGCTATATTGAAAGAGGCAAATAAAAAAGAATATCTAAGATTAATATCACATAACCAAGCATTAATAGTTCAACTAGCAGAAGCACTAGAAAAAAATAAGATGGTAGATGATTTTATAGAACTATTGGACAAATTAAGAAAATAACCCTTGCAATAACCATAACCACGTGATACAATAGACCCATAATAACCAATAAAGGGGACATTATGAAATACGACATCAAGATAACAGGACATCCAGAGTTCAGCCGAACATTTACAAATTTTATGGAGGCAGTAAAAGCAGTTAAAATGCTCGCTAATAAAATGGTATGGGGCGCAGAGAACATCTATATCGACATTTACACTAACGACAAAGCCAACGGTATGTTTGTCTCAACAGGTGAATGGTACAGATACGACATGAAAGCTGGTTTATTGGTGAAGAATGTATGAACTTATCTAAAAAGTTAAAACTAGTCTACGATGTTATACAAGCTAACGAAGGTTGCCAGAATAGCGACGCAGACTTAATCGCAGCGGTCTGGCGACACGAAGGTTGGTCAGACGGTCGAAGTTTAGAAGAAAACATTAGCCGAGTTACACGCAGTGAGACCATCACACGTCGAAAAAGGGAATTATACAATATGGGGTTAATTGAATATTCAGAAGCACGATTAAAAGAGGCAACTGAAGCTTTTAAAGCTGAACGAGACAACCATAGTAGTTACGAGCAAGCATTTATGAATATGTTTGGTGGTAAAGACCCACTAGACGGATTCCCAAAGGTTAGACATGACTGACATTGAACTACGCAAGCAACTTAAAAGAATAGAAGCCTTAGTTAAAAAGCTAGACGATGAAGTCCTAGTTGCAGCAATAGACATTATAGGTAGCGAATTAGAAGAACGTTCACAAAAATATATGAAATGGCATGAAGATAGAAGGAGAAAATTGAAATGAGCGGAAAACCAAACGATAAATGGCTAGAAACAATGATTAAAAAACACGGTAGTCGTGAAGCAGTACGAGAGATTATGGGCAATATAGGTACTAAAGGTGGCTCAAAGACTGGTATTATAAAAGGTTTTGCTGCTAATCCAGAACTTGCTTCTAGGGTCGGAACTATCGGTGGATTAAAATCAAGGCGACCTAAAAAAGAGTTATAATAATGTTAGTAGTTAAAAAGACCAACGATATAGCCCAACTACTTATTATCTGGATATTAGCTGTTAGCGTAGGAACTTTTACGGCGATCCAAATCAATAGTTATATCGACCACAAAATTAAAGAGGAGCGAATATTAGTAAATCGAAACTAGAACGATTAACTATCGGTTACGAGTACAGCAGCACTTTAATGGATGAAAAGCGAAAGATAAAGATTAGAACAATATAGTATTGACTTTTAATGCTTTGTGTGTTACTATATATACTGTAAAAAGGAATATATATGAAAATAACAGAATACAAACAACTAAAAGACGGTACAGAAATCAAAGTAATATATCGAACTAACGTTTAAACTAAATAGCCCTTCACTGGGCTATTTTTGTGTTATAATGCGAGTATTATGGCAAGACCAACAACTTACACTCAAGAACTAGCAGACAAGATATGTGAACAACTTGCATTAGGTTATTCGCTAAGGACTGTATGCAAAGCTGATGATATGCCCGCGATAGCTTCTATATTTAATTGGTTTAGAACGAAACCTGGGTTTTTAGAACAATACGAAAAGGCTAAACAAGAATCAACAGATGCAATGGCTGAGGATTTACTCGATATTGCAGATGACGGAACTAATGACTGGATGGAACGCCATGATAAAAATGGTAATTGTATTGGATGGCAATTAAATGGTGAACATGTCCAACGATCAAGATTGCGTGCTGATACTCGTAAATGGCTGATGGCTAAGATGAAACCAAAAAAATACGGCGACAAAATTGATATGACTACCAACGGAAAAGACTTACCTACACCAATTTTAGGCGGATTAAGCCAACAAGATACCATAATTGAGATAAAACCATAAATGAAGTGCCAAAATTACGAGCCTAGTATAAACAATTTTACAAAACTATCATAAATTAACATCATAGGTGATATAAATGCAGTACACAGCTACTACCGCCACACAAAAAATACTACAACTTAGAAACAATATACGTTTAGTAGCTGGTGGTACTTCAGCAAGTAAAACTGTTGGTATAATACAAGTCTTAATAGATACAGCTCAATCACGTAAAAACCTACTAATTGATATAGTATCCGAGACCATGCCCCACATGCGAGGTGGTGCAATGCTAGACTTTGAAAACATTATGAGAGGTCAAAATTATTGGGATGATGGTTGTTGGAACAAGACATTAACAACATATACGTTTGAAACTGGTACTAAAATGCACTTCTTTTCAGCTGATGCTCCGAGTAAAGCTCATGGGCCAAGGCGTGATATCTTATTTATAAACGAGGGCAATAATATACCGTGGCCGATTGTCGATCATTTAATGGTGCGCACACGTGAGACAGTATGGGTTGACTGGAACCCATCGAGTGAATATTGGGCTTACACTGAAATAATAAATAATGCGGCATATAAAGGTCATTATGATTTTATTACTCTAACCTATAAAGATAATGAAGCTCTTGATGAAGTTACTATTAAACGTATTGAAGCTCATAAAGACAATAAAATGTGGTGGCAGGTCTACGGACTTGGCCAACTTGGTGAAATTGAAGGCCGTATTTATACTGGTTGGCAATGGATTGATGACATACCATTTGAAGCTAAGTTTGTTAAACGTGCATTAGACTTTGGGTTTACAAATGACCCTACTGGTATTGTAGATATTTACCAATATAATGGTGGATTTATTTTTGACGAGCAATGTTACCAGTATGGAATGAGTAATGAGGCAATTGCCGAGTTTATTAAATCATTACCAGAGCCTAATAAATTGGTAGTCGCAGATAGTTCAGAGCCTAAGAGTATTGCTAGATTAAAAGAATTGGGGCTAAACATCGTACCGGCAATAAAAGGTAAAGATTCTATTAATAATGGGATTGATTTTGTTCAATCAAACCCCATTTCAGCTACCAAACGTAGTACTAATCTTAAAAGAGAATATGAACGTTATATATGGTTAACCGACAGATTAACAGGTAAGTTTATAAATGAAGCGCCAGACGTAGATAACCACTTATTAGATCCTATAAGATACGGTTTAGAATCATTTATGCAAAAAGATAAATCAGGTGGTCGTGTAGTCAAAACCTCAACTCATGGGCGTATGCCACCTATGACGGTAAATGCAGACGGTTCGATGCGAATGAATTTAGATTTTAGGGGGGCTTATGGGAAACGCACTACACGCCGATAAAAATATACCTTTGATGTTTAGCTCATTAACTGGTAATAAATATCAGTCATTCCATTGCATAGAATGTGGCGCAGAAATACTTATAAGAAATAATGAACACTTAATTAGGGTTGGTAATCAAGGCATGCCAGAAGTGGCACGTCCATCATCAGACGGCACTATACCGATAGTTTGTCATGAATGTAGCCAAAAGTATCACGTGCTGACTAATGGTCTTAAAGTTAATAATGAATTACCGCTCTATGTGCAGCCTCAGTCTATATTTATAGCCATTGAGATAGTTAAACAATTAAGAGATATTCATTGTGTAGAGTGCGGCAAAACATTCTTTAGCTTTTCAGACAGAATAAGCATGATTTCAGATAACACGCCGCCACCATTTATTCAAGACGAGAACAAAATTGGGGCGATGGAAGCTTGGTGTAAGAACAGTCATTGTAAGCAAAGGTGGTCGATAATGGTATGAGATTCCTAAAAGTACAATCGTGTATAATAAAAAAGAAATATAGAACATTCCGCCTAGCGGAGAAAGGAATGAAAAACTTAATAAAATATAAAAACGAGACTGCGTTGCACGTATATCATTGTAAATATTGCCAACAATTCCATGTTGGTCATCAATCTAAAAGGAGATAAAGTATGTTCAAGCCATTATTTAACAAGGTTCTAGTTGAGATAGACGACAAAGACGCTCAGTGGGGTAAAAGCTCAGATAGTAATTTGGGCGGCGAAGTTTACCGAGAGGGTAAGATACTTGCAGTTGGTCAATATATTCCAACTAGTGAATATCCAGTAATTAATGACATTGTAGATATATTTCTTATGGAATCTGTTGGTAAGCAAATTATGTGGCACGAAGGTCACGAAGCTGGAACTGTGTTTGAAGAGAACGGCAAGAAATACGCTTTGATTTATTGGTTTGATATAATTGGAGTAAAAGAATGAACCGAGCTGAAAGACGAGCCACCGATAAAAAGGTAAAAATAGTTAACATCATAGCTGTAATGGATAATGGCAGTGTTGTTCATCTAGACTTATCTAAAATATCTATTATCGACAAAGGAACTAAAAAACCATTATTCAAATAAGGAGTAAGATATGCAAAAAGACAGTATCAAAACTATAACATTTAACGATGAAGCTCACAGGTCAATTACCAAAGGCATAGATACTATGGCTAATGCTGTTGGTTCAACTTATGGCCCCGGTGGAAGAAACGTTCTAATTAAAAAGCGCTATGTACACCCTATTCTTACAAGGGACGGTGTTACGGTGGCCAGAGACATTGCAGGACATGGTAATAAACTTAGTGACCCAATTGCTACAGAAGCCGCTAAACTTGTTTATCAAGCAAGCGAAAAGACTAATAAGACAGCTGGTGACGGGACCACTGCTACAGTAGTTCTTTTGTCAGAACTATACAAAAAAGGCTATCAGAGGATTGTTGTCGGACAAGATGCAATGATGGTTAAAAAGCAACTTGATTCTAATAAGAAAATTGTGATTGATTTTATCAAATCCAAGACCTCAACTTGTGATAAAGAGAAACTAGACCAAGTGGCTAAAATATCTAGTGGTGATGAAAATCTAGGCTTAATGATTAGCGATTTGGTTTATGATATTGGAGCTGATGGTGCTATTACGATTGAGTATCAGAACTCACCTCATGTAGAAGTTGAAAAGGTAACAGGTTATTTGTTTGGTCAAGGGTTCAAAAACCTAGCAACAACTGTAGAGTTTGAAAGTCCTATTGTGTTGGTTACACAGAAAAGAATGGCGGCCAAAACTGACATAATCCCTATACTTGAACTTGCAGCGCAAAACCAAAAACAGTTTATTATTGTTGGTGATGTGGCTGGTGCTGCTTTAGAGACTTTAGTATGGGCTATACAAAACCAAAAAGCCGATGGTTTAGTAGTGCCACCTCCTGCTTATGGAGCTGACGGACACGATTACTTTGAAGATATTGCTACTTACACTGGTGCTAGGCTATGGCTTGAATCAGATAGCTTCTCTGATATATCACTAGATGATTTTGGTACAATAAAACGAGCAAGAGTATCACGAGATAAAACTATATTGTTTGGTGATAACTCAACTGGTCTTGAGATTGTTGCTAGGATTTCACAAATAAAAGAACAGATGAAAGGTGAAATGACACCAAGCCTTAAAGAAGTATTAGAAACCCGTCTTGCTAAATTGGCTGGTAAAGTATCTATTATTAAAGTAGGTGCTGCAACCGAAGTCGAGCGAGAAGAATTATTCTTTAGGGTTGAGGACGCTGTAGAGGCTTGTAAATCGGCTTTAGCTGACGGAGTTGTTGCTGGAGGCGCTACAACATTACTATTCGCTAGCGAGCTTATAAACGAGCAATTCATTAAAGAAGCATTAAGATACCCATTCAGACTTTTAATGAGCAATGCAGGCGAAGATGGTGGTTATAGAATGAACCAAATATTGAACGCTGGGTATGGGTATGGATTCAACTTGAGGAATATGACAGATGAGCCACAAGACTTACTAACAGGTGGTATTGTTGACGCTACTAGGGTGATTTCTCAAGTAGTGGATAATGCTTTTAGCGTGGCAGGAGCTTTACTAACAACTGGAACTGTAATTGTGGATGCAGAGGTTGAAGATGACAAAAAATCTTAACTACAAGATAGAATATAGGCGTGTTAAAAACACTTTTTTAAATAGGTTAAGACTATCATTACTTAAGTGGCTTATGTATCCAATAGCCGATATTAAACCTCGTACACGAGCATCTCGTATAATTAGCCACAAATCAACTGGTAAAATAGTCAAATCTAAAAAACCAGAATATAATCCGTTAATCTCTAAAAAAGAAGGTGGCAAAGTAGTTCGTATCATGCCAAGACAACTAAAAAAGATTAAAGAGGCGCAAGATGGCGTGCAAGTGCGGAAATAGTGAAACGGTAAGTGCTGTCGTTGATGGCACTTACCACTCTGGTATTTGTAAGAGTTGTTTAGCCGGAATAAGTAGTGTATCACTTAGCTCTGGCAGTGCTGGGTTTAACAGACGAAGAGACTATGAAGACAACGCAGAGGACACAGTACAACCTTACGACGCAGGTGGTAACCCTCGACCAGAGTTTTATAGGCTTTACCCTAGTCAAGCACAAAAGATATTTACTAAAAGTGAAATTGAACGTGTCAAAAAGCAATTATAGTGCTACAATATATCCAAGCAACTTTAACAGTTCTTGGCGAGCAAGGACTTTTTTATTATGAAAGAAACTAAAGATATTACTCAATCGGTACTAAAATATGACACAGACGACGATTCATGGGTTGATTCGCTTAATAAACGTATTGAAAAATCAAAAGAGTTTTGGGATAAGAAATATAAACTTGAAAAAATATCCAAAGAAAACACAGACAGGTATTTAGGCGTAATTGAAGAAGACGGTGAAGAAAAAAAATCTATTGATAACCGCATATTCTCGTCAATCAGGACTATTGTACCTTACGTTACAAGCAAGATAACAGAACCGCAAATATTACCAAGTTCGAACGCAACATCTGCTAAAAAGTTTGCCGAAGACTTTGAAAAAGCTTTATATTTTAAGGCTGATGAAGAGAACGTAAAAGGTAAACTAAAATTTGCATTAGAGGACGCTATAATCACTCGTAGAGGCTATTTAAAACCTAGATATGATATAGCTACTAAGAATTTTTGTTACGTTGAATACGTGCCTTCTGAGTCTATAATTGTTGATCATAAAGCTAAACCATACGAAGAGCCACGATACTTCAGGCATGTACTAGAAAAAAGCGTTAAAGATTTGATAACTATGTTTCCAGAGATGGAAAAAAGAATTAAAGAAGTCTTTAACATTACAGATAATTCTCCGCTTAGCGCTTACGAAGAAGATTGCAAGATAAATGAAGACTGGGCTTTTAAGTCAGAAGACGGCGAAATAGACCTTATTGTTACATGGAGTTATAAAAAGGTTTCTTTAGGTAAGATTCAAGACCCTAACTGGAACTACAATGGACAAAACTTCTTGAAGACTCACATGATGCCATTGGTATTTGTTAATGTATTAAGTGATGGTAGAACCCATATAGATAGAACATCATTTGTCGAGCAAGCTACTAGATTACAAAAAAATGTGGATGAACGTAGCGAACAAATAGCAAAAAGCGCTGGACTTGGTAACACTGGTATGCCAGTAGTTGACTCTGCAGCTTTAGCTGATGACCAATCACAATTCTTATCGTTTGACGAAGACACTGTACTAGAGCTTGAAGTACCAGATGGTAAGAGTATTAAAGATGTGTTTGATGTATGGAAATCTGGCACATTGCCTAATTCAGTTTATGAAGATAAGATTGATTCTCGTAACTCTATAGATAATACTTTTGGTACTCCTAACGTATTTAGGGGCGAGCAATCTGATTCTAATACACTAGGACAAGACGTTTTAGTCAGAGACCAAGCTTTTGGTAGGCAACAAGAAATTGTTGATTCTATAGATAACGCTATGGACAGGTTATATAAACTTATGGCTCAATTCTTACTTGTTTATGGCGACGAAGAAGAGATGTTTGAATTTGTCGGTGAGAATGGCGAATATGACTATGTAATGATAAATACTCCAAATCTCGACACTAAAGTAAAGATTAGAGTAAAATCCGGCACTTCAATGCCAATAGACCGTCCACAGAGACGTGCAACAGCTGACTTTGCTGCTCAAAGAGGTATGATTGACCCACTTACTTACTGGGAAATCATGGATGAGGGAAATGCTGATAAATACGCTAAACGGCTAATTAAATATACAAATGACCCTGCTTTATACATGAAAGACGCAGAAGATGAAGTGTTTAACCGAGACGCTTTTGTTGACATTGAGATGATTAAAAACGGTGCTACCCCAAAGTTTAGAGAAGATTTGCCAAAAGAATACTTTGATTATCTTAATAAATATATTCTAAGTGGTGATTTAGACAACCCAATGATACCTGTTGAGACTAAAACAGCTATCACTCAGTTCATTGATATACAACTTGCAAGAGGTCAAAGAATGCTAGGATTAGCACAAACTCAGTTGCCTACGCCAGAAGATGTTATTGCCGCAAACCAACAAACTGACGAATTAAACGCTCAAGACCAAGCAACTAACGAAGCTATGGCTAAACAGCAACCTAGTGTATAATACGCATTAAGGAGAAAAGCATGGACGAAGAAGAAATTTCAACAGAGAATATTAAAGTTGAGGACGGTGGTGTCACTACAACACCTGAAGAAGTTGCGGAGCTTTTGCATTTAGACAAACCTGCTAAAGCGCCAGAGAAAACAGAAGAAAATGAGGAAGAATCTGAAAATGAGACTGAAGAGCAGAAAACTGCTCGTGAAGCTCAAGAGGCATCTGATAAGGTTGAATCTGATAAAGTCGAAGCTGACAGGATTTCTAAAGAAGCTGAAGATAAGAAACCAACTGAACAAACTGATACACCTAAATTTGACCTAGAAGTTGAAGATGCTAACGGTGTAAAGTTTAACTTAAAGCCAGGTGATGACTTGGAGACTGTTTTAAAGGATTTTGAACCTAAAAGCAACGGACAGATATTTGCCATACTTGAAAAGCTTAATGATTTGAAATCTGAAAAAGCAAAATACGATGCTGAACAATCTACTAAAGCACAAGAGGCTGAACACTCTGAAAGACTTGTTAAAATACAATCTGGATGGGATAGTGAGATTAAATCTTTACAAGGACAAAAAAGACTAGAATTAGACACTAATGGCAAAAGTGAGCGTGTTGATAAGGTCTTTGATTTTATGCGTGAAGAAAACGACAAACGCATAAAAGACGGACGACCTTTAATTCAGAGTTTTGAAGATGCTTTAGATAAAATGGAACTACGAGAAACTAAAGAAGAAGCTAGTAAAAAAGCTAAAGAAGAAAAAGAATTAGCTCGCAAAAAAGGTTCATTAGTAGGCGGGTCAAGTTCACCTGCAAGCAGTGGCGCTCCTGTATACAAAGGCGGTGCTAGAAATGCTAATGAAGCGGCTAGAATGTTAGGGCTTTTGAAATAGTTGTATTGTAAAATATATATATGCTATAATGCTATCAACGGAATTAACGTCCTGCATAAGGGCGTTTTTTCATGCTTTTAAACAAACTTACTGCAGATGTTATCCGAATAACATTTAAACGGAGAATAATATGGATTACGCAGGTATCCTTACTACTACAGCACAGAGCCTAGCTCCTTATGTTGTAGACGGTATTCACAACGGCAGCGTACTACCAGCTCGCTTCTTGACTAAACCAGTCGAGTGGGATGAAGGTCAGTACATGCAGCAACCAATTCAGTTCGAAGAGAACAACAATGGCGGCGATTTCGTTGGTATGCCAGTATTTGATGTTTCGGCACAAAATACTGATGTCAACTTAAAATGGCTTGCTAAAGGTAAACGACAATCAATTGTTGTGCCTTGGGCTGAAATTGCACATAACAAAACTAAAGCGGGCGTTATCAAGCTTGTCGGTCGAAAGATGGACGTTGCTAAAAACGCTTTGAAAGACAAAATCGCTACGACTCTTACCGGACTTGGTGCTGGTGATGCAATCGAAGGCTTGGACTTGATGACTGATGACAGCGCATTGAGCTCAACTTACGGTACGCTTTCACGAACAACTTACGGTACAGTTATCAACGGTCAGTCTAATACTTTGGCAACTTTAACTCTAGCAGGAATTGGTACACAGTTTGACGCTTGTACTCCAGCTAATAGCACAGAGGGAACGACAATTGCTATTACTACAAAGACTATCTTTGGATATACAGAACAATTGCTTGACCCTAAAACTCGCCAAATGTACGAGAATGTACCTAGCTACGTTTCAGCTTACACACCTAATGGTGGTGCTGTTAAAGCGGCTGAACTTGGCGGTGCTAGCGGATTTACAGCTATTTTCCATCGTGGTATCCCAATTGTTAAAGACGAAAAGATTGGCTCAGGCAAGATGTACACCTTGAATGAGAATAGTATCGACTTTGCACGACTAGACTTCCCACAAATGAAAGCTGTTAGTCTAAGCAACGAAGTAACTAAGGGCGTGTTCTCAGGTGAACCTGCTCCAAGTGCTTTCCAAATTACCGAAATGATGAACCCATACAACCAACTTGGCGATATTGGACACATCATTGTTTACGGTAACTTTATCAACCGTAACCCTGTACGCTCTGGTGTATTAACCAGCATAGCGGGAATCTAAGGAGATAATATGTTTACACAAAGATTATCACTTACAAATCAGGACGCTCGCAAATTAAGCTCGACTCGACTTCACAAGCTTGGCTCGATTGCTGAAACTGCTGACGGACGAGTTTATCGTTATTCTCGTGCTGCAGGTACAGCTTTAGCTGCTGGTAAGTTGAACATCAATGCTGATTTAGTAGCGCATCACACTAACGTTGCTGTAGCTGCTGCTGTAACTGCTGGTGCTTTTGAAGTAACAGCTACTATTGGCGCAACTGCTGCTACTCTTGACCAATATCGAGACGGTTTCATGACTGTCAACGATGCAACTGGCGAGGGTATCACTTACGCAGTAAACGGCAACATGGCTGCTGACGCTTCTGGAACTCTACGAGTAACACTTGCAGAACCAGTAATCGTAGCTTTGACAACTTCTAGCGAAGTAACCATGAAGTACAATACGTTTGATCAGGTCGTCATTTCGATTGCTGACCAAGCTGACCAAGCTGCTGGTGTTGCCAATACGGCTGTAACCGCAGATTACTACTTCTGGCAACAAACTCGTGGCGAATGTGCAGTTCTAGCTGACGAAGCTGTTGCTAAGGGCTTGGCTCTTACAATTGGTTCTAGCACAGTTGGTGCTGTTGAAGCACTTGATGCTGCTGGCGAACACCAAATTGGTATCGCAAGCGAAGCATTGGTCGACACAGAGTTCAGAAGTGCGTTCCTTACAATAGACTGATAATGATTGTAGGCAGCACTGACGGTGTGTTGGTGCTGCCTCATATCAAGAAAGGATAATATGACAAAATTAGAACGAATAATCCCAGGTCTATTTGACGGCGTTAAAACCGATGAACCAGTAACTTTAGGCTCTACCCTAACTGTAACCGGTGCTATTACTGCAACTGGTGGTGTTACAGGTACTGCTAGTGCTGTTGCAGGTACAGTCGCAGCAACAACTCTTACATCAAGCGGAACAACCTTTTTGGCTTACCCAAAATATGATGGTGTTGTAACTGACTATGATGCACAAGCTGCAACATTGACTGTTGCCGGTATGGCTGGTGGTACGGTATCACAAAACTCACAAACAGGTGCTTCTACTTTAACAACTCCAACAGGCGCACAAATTACTGCTGCTTTTGGTGATGTTACTGGTACTACACTAGATGTGATGTTTAACAACCGAGGTAACCAAACTTCTACAATTACGGCTGGAGACGGCGCAGTAGTTGTAAAAGGCACTGCCGCTGTTCCAACAACCAAGAACGCTTTGATGAGATTTGTCAACGTCAGTACTGGTGCATGGAATTGTTACGTGATTGTAACGTCTTAATAGACAAATTTAAAATAGCTTCTTTTTAGGGGCTATTTTATTTTGCTTAAAATATGCTACACTTAACGCAAGGAGAAAAGCATGAACCCAAGAGATTTCGAATGGAAAGAAGACCAATCAATAACAGTAGTCAATCCAACTAAGGATGACTTTAAATTTAAAGTACATAGCAAAGACTACATGGTCGCTGCTGGTCAGACCGCTAAAATGCCTGGATACATGGCGTGGATGTATGTTTATAAACTAGCTACTCAAATGGCTATTAAAGATAAACAATTCCTACACTGGAATGAAGAGGGTTTTAGGCAGAAGTATTACGATAAACTTGTAATAGCTGCTGACGATGTTATTCAGACTGTAAAACCAGAACCACAGGTAGAAGATTTAAGCCAAGTAAAACCAATGGATACCAAAAATGGTAAACCTTCAGGAAATTAGAGAGCTTTTAGAAAAAGCCGAAAAACTTGATTTAGAAATAACTGAGCTTGAAAAACAAGCCGATGATTTGCGTGGAGAAAAAATAAGACTTGATGCGATGGTTTCTCATAGCAAAGAAGATATTAGCAAATATTCTAAAGAACTGGCTGAATTACAAGAAAAGATGACCAAAGATAATAGTTCTTATGATGAAACTACTAAAAAGCGTGAGAACTCAATATTAGCTTTAGAAAATACTATCAAATCAGCTCAAAGTACACTTGATGAAATTAATAGAAAAATTAAATTGTCTGAAGCATTGCACGAAAAATCAATATCTGAACATGACAAGACAATAACCAGCTTAAATGATGAAATATCTGCTATAAATTCTACAAAAAACAGTCTTTTGAACGAAATTGAGGTACTAAAGACTAAAAAAAGTGATTTAGATGGAACTATACTCATATTAGGTGAAAAAGTTGAATGTCGCAAAATATCTTTTGAAGAACAACAGACTGAATTTGACAAAGAAGAACAAAAACTTGCTGAAAATATGAAAAAAATGCAAGATGATATTGAGCTAAAGCAAAAAGAGCTTGAAAAAGTTACTGATGAAATTAAAAAAAATCAATCCGATCACAATGATTACATAAAAGAACGTGAAAACTTTGAAGAATACAAAATTCAGTCTATAAAAAAGCTTGAAGCTAGAGAACAATCTGTATTAGAGCGAGAAAAAGAAGCTAATGATTTGATTATTAAAACCAAAAGACGAAATCGTGTCATAGAAAACTAGTTTAATGATATAATGAATTAAAGCAGCTTTAACAGCTCCCTTATGGGGCTGTTTTTGTTAGGAGAATATATGCCAAATTCGAAAATAGATGATAATTTTAAACCAAGTATAATAGCGGTCAGTTCATCTGACGGCGAGACTATAGTTAGGTTAGAAGCAAATCCAAGCACTGGTGCTTTGCTGGTGTCTGGTGATTTAGTACCAAATAGAGACTACGATTATATTGATATTCAGCAAACTAGTGATACAGTAGAGACTTATGTTTATAAGTTAGGCGGTAGTGGTGGAACCACAATAAGAACAGTAGTCGTAACTTATACTGATGGGACAAAGGCCAATTTAGACACAGTGGAGTTTAGTTAATGCCGTTTAAATTTAATCCTATAACTGGTAATCTTGATTATTATGAGTCTGGTAGCGCAGGTGACGACGAACTTGTTAAACTTTCCGCCACAGACGCAACAGCAGGTTACCTAGACGCTAAACTACAAGAGGGTATCCAAGCGATTCAATTCGACACGACCGATGACACTCCGATTACTAATGCAGAGGGTCTATTACAGTGGAACGCTACCGATGGAACGCTAGACTTAGGCATGGATGGTGGTGAAATCACCCTACAAATCGGTCAAGAGATGTTTACAAAGGTAATAAATAAAACAGGGACAACTATTTCTAATGGTAAAGCTGTTTATTTTAACGGCAGACAAGGCAATCGACCAACAATCGCACTAGCTAAAGGCGATGCTATGGCAACCTCTGCTGTAATGGGAATGACAACTCAAGATATTGCAGACGACACTGAGGGATTTATAACCACAATGGGTTACGTCCGTCAGATTAAAACAGACTACGCAGGCTGGGCTGAGGGTGATAGATTATATGTCTCAACTACCACTGCTGGTGAATTAACCAACGTCGAGCCTGATGCGCCACATCATTCAGATGAGATTGGTTCAGTTGGTGTTGTTGGAGGTGCTGGCATAGGAAGTATCTTAATAAGCATACGAAGACACCGAGATATAACTCAAAGCTCAGATATTAATGGGACTCCGTTAGATACTACTGGACAAATTCTAGTATGGGATGAAACAAATAAATATTTTGATTTTGACCACTTCTTACATGTAACAAATGAAGCAACTGGATTTCCTAACCGTACCGATACGACATTGGCTTTTAATGATAGCACTTTAGAGTTTTCAATTACTCCGACTGGTGCTACTTTTGACTACTACAGAGCTTATAAGAAGATTACTAAAACAGGAGCACAAACTGTAACTATATCTGATACTACTGGATTACACTTTATTTATTTTGATTATAATGATGACTTAGTAGCTTCACTAACACCTTGGGACTTTTCAAACGGTAAAGTATTCGTAGCTCTATTAGTTTGGAATACAACTATTAATAAATACATTCTATGCGATGAGCGTCATGGTCTTACAATGGATTGGTCTACTCATAAATACCTACATGAAACAGTGGGCACAAGATACAGGTCAGGCTTAGGCGGAACGTTTGACGATACTACCGTATCAATAGAGGCAGGGCATATTTACGATGAGGATTTAGACTTATCTATCGGAGCGCAAACTAACGTCCGAGTAATGTATAAAAACGGAACGGCAGATTTTGAATGGACAGACCCACAAACTATTTACTACTACACATCAGGTGGAAGTCTTTATTATAATAACGGAAACACTTTAACACCAGTTGACGCTAATAAATACGTTGCAGTATGGATATTTGCAACCAATTCAGTAGATTACCCGATTATCTCAGTAATGGGACAACGCCAAGATACACTATTAGCCGATGCAAAATTAAACAACACTTATAACAGTTTATCTCTTACTGGTCTACCGTTTGCAGAGTTCAAAGTTTTGTACAGAGTTATTTTAAGAAACGACGTAACTCCATACGAAGAAACTCAAGACCTTAGAAGCGTGTCTAATTTACCGTCTGGTACTTATTTAGCGACTGACCACACGACCTTAACTAATATTGGGGTGAACACTCATACTGAGATTGACACAGCCCTTACAAGGCTTGCAGATACTTCAGGAACTAATACTGGAGACCAAGACATCTCAGGTAAAATGAACATAGACCAAACTACTCCACAAACAATGGTTGGTGGATTTACATTCCCATCAGTAGGAGTCAATAAAACTGCCTCTGCTGATAATGGGATTGAGATTTTAAACAAAACTGGCAAACAGGCTCTTAGAATACAAAACCCAAGCGAAACAAATATTGCATTTTCAACTTATAAAACTGGTGATTCACAAGTACGGTTTACATTCTTAGGTGATGGTAAAATGCAATGGGGACCAGGCAATGCTACCGCAGACACAACTCTGTATCGTAGTGCTGCCAATACTTTAAAAACTGATGATGATTTTGTTGCTAATAATATTACTGCTGGTGCTACTGTATCTGGTACTAATACAGGCGACCAAGATTTATCTGGTTTAGTACCTTATACAGGGGCTACTGGTGCTGTTGATTTAGGGGCTAATACACTTGCTGCAGGCTTTATTACAGCCAATACTGCACTAAGTATGAATAATAGCAGTATTATTGATTTTTATTCTGATGCTGGTATTACGACTGTTGGTTCAATTAGTGTACAGGCTGAAAACCAATTAACATTCGCAGGCTCATCTTATGACCAAGTTTTAGACTTTACTAATGCTACAAATAATAGAACTTTCACTTTCCCAGACGCTACAGGTACTATAGCTTTAACTTCAGACTTGCCAACCGGTCAGGACAGTATAAAAAGCTTGTATGAAGATAGAAACCTAGGTACAAATCTAGTAAAAGTGGCAAAAGTACTTGATGTTGGCGCAACTGGAGAATGGGACGATTTAGCGGTTGAATCACCTACAATAATACGAGACCCTAAGAGTGGCAAGTACGTTATGGCGTATGTTGGCTGGACAACTATTGAATCTGAAATTCGTGAACAAATTGGAATAGCTTGGAGTGATGATAAGATAAATTGGACTAAAGATGCTGGTAATCCTATATTAAGTTGGTCTGGTACGGCTTCATCGCCTGATGAGTTTGGCGTTACTGGGCCTGTACTATTATGGGACGATGCCAATGATAGATATGTAATGTTTTATATAGGTTTAACTGACGTTGGAATGGAGGGGGGTACACCAACTATATGTGTCGCTACTACTCCAAGTCTAACTTCGCCTAGTTGGACAAGACACGGACAAGTCATAGATATTGACGGAACTGGGTGGAGAGCTGTTGCTGTTTATCATGCAAGCGTAGTAAAGCGTAACAAAATATATTACATGTTCTTTAATACAAAAGGTGCAGACCTAAAAGAATATATTGGGTACGCAACTGCTACTGATTTATTAGGGCCATGGACAGTTGATGAAGCAAATAGTCCAATAATAAGCCCTGTTGACGCAACATGGGAATCATCAAAAGTAGGAGACCCAAGTGTCCGTCGTGTTGGTGATATGTGGGTTATGGATTACTTTGGGTTTAACGGTACGGTTGCTTCTGATGGTATAGCCGTAACATCTGATTATGATTTTCCACTAGGATGGGTTAAATATTCTGGTAATCCAATCTTAACACCAAGTGTGCCTTACGATTTGAAATATGCTCATAAACCTTTCGTTATGGACGATGGTGGAAGTGTCTTACATTACTATACTTGTGTGGATTCTAGCGACGCACGAGCAATTGCTTTAGCTGTATCTGACAATCCTTTAAGTTCATACAATCCTAAACCTGTCTATGATGGGTTTAATCGTGCCGATGGTGTTTTAGGTGCGACTGACTCTGGTCATAAATGGATTACTACCGTATCAGGTGCGACAGTATCGAGTGGAGTTTTGGCTTGGGCTGGAACTTCTGATGGTTATGCGTACGTTAATTCCAGATTAAATAATAACTTTACTATACAATTTAAAATTGTAGCTATAGATACAGATACATACCCTATAGGAATTTTAGCAAGATACGTTGATTCGACTCACTATTTAAAGTTTTATAGACAGGAAAGTGGCACTCCAGGATGGTTAATGAGTGTAGATGGCTCATCAGAATCTAAACAGTCATCGGCTTTGCCAGCCGCTGGAACAATAGTGTCATTAAAATGCATTAATAATGTCTATACGATATATCATGACGGTGTGTCAGTAGCTAGTTGGACAACTGCTGCTAACAATTTATCTACAAATCAAGGGTTAGCTCTTATTGGCAACGCAACGTTAAGCATTGATAATATATCAATTAGAAGTATAACTGATACTGGTATTGACGATTCTTATGTATTACCAGAAAACTTTATAAGGGGTAGGAGACAGGACAACACAACGAATACAGCTCCAATAGGAATGAAGGTACAAATGGGTTGGGGCTGGAAATTAGGTGCTGCTGCTAACTTTATGTCTGAAGCAGTGACATTTCCTGTAGCCTTTACTGATACCCCTATAGTTATATTATCAAGTGCTGGTGTTAAATCTGGTTCAGACCCTGCAAGCCTAGCAGAGTTAACCGGAGCGTCTGGTGATATATGGTATGCAAACTCGCCAAGTACCACAGGATTTACAGCTAACGTAACGCAAAAAGATTCTTCTAACCTTAGTACAACAGTCAGATATGGCTATAGTTGGATTGCTATAGGTAAAGGTTAGATTTAACACTGCTATAAACAAGTAGCCTAGTTACTTTTGGTGTGATATAATTATTGCAAGCAACTTAACAGTTCCCCTCAGTGGGAGCTTTTTAATTGAGGAAATATGCTAACATTCTCAGACCAAACATTAATGGCACAGCAAATAACAAACGATTATTCATCGACTCAACTTGTGATGTTTAAAAGAGACATTAATGAGGGCGGTGCAATGTTTCTTAATAGGTTAGGTAGAAAATTTAACAAAGAATATAAAACTGCCAATTTAGTAGATGGACAGCAATATTACCAAATGCCAATGGACGTGTTGAGAATATCAGAGATTAAATGCCTTAATGGTGATAATTACTACACACCTCAGTTAGTGACATCAGAAGAGCTTTGGAACGATTTGAACGCTATAACTTTTGAGGGTGGATATCCAACTCACTATTACATACGTGGATTTAACGAAATAGGGCTTTATCCAATACCATCATCTAACGTTACCAGTGGTCTAGTAGTGTCTTACGAGCCTCAACATATAGATTTAACGGCTAGTGACTATACGACTGGAACTGTAACGGTGGCTAATGGTTCGACTACTTTAACTCACTCAGCAACTGGATTCACTCCTCAAATGGTTGGCAGATATTTACAAATTACTGATGGCACTGACGGAAAGTGGTATAGAGTATCAGCTTATGTTTCAACTTCTGAATTGACATTTGAAAACTATTATGAGGGAATATCTGGTGCTGGTAGGACGTTTAGAATTGGTGAGGTTATGAAAATACCTCAAGCTTATCAAGATGCACCTGTGTTTTATGCTTTGGATAGATATTACTTAACGCAAAGCAACTCTACTCTAGCTAGAGATTTTAAGTCAAGATTTGATGATAAGCTAAAATCAGCTAAACAAACCTATGGCAAATCGACATCACAAGCTGGCGTTAAATTACCAAGAAGGACTGGTCGGGCAAGCTGGATCGAATTAACGCCTCCAGTAATTTACCCATGACGCAACAAGTATTAGCAATCCAAAACTTTTATGGCGGGCAGTCAAGTAACTCGTCAATGGGGCCAAAAGCTTCATTTGCTTATGGGAGAGCTTTAGAATTTAGACGTGACCCCGGACAGTTAAGTGTATTACCCGGCCCAAGAAAAATATCTGGCTCGACTGTTACCGATTTACCTTTAAACATGGTTCAAGTACTAAGCGGTGATAGGTATTCTTTTGGTAGCACTGGAGGCTTTTATAAAATAGCTACTGATAATACAGTTACGGAGATAGCTAATTCTTTGACAAGTGGTTCTGACGGACTTTTGTATAGAACAGATAGCGATGCAATTTATATGGCAACTTCTAAAACACTAGAAAGATATGCACCTATATCTGGAACGCCAACTTTTGATTATAGCTATGGGCCGTCTAAATCTATAGACACTAACGCCTATCGTACTGGCGGAACATTGACTTACACACTACCAATATCAATATCCGAAACAGCAACTAATTATTTTTCATTTCAACCAGACATAGAGCCTTTTTACTCAATTAAAGTAAAAGTAGTAGCAAAAGGTACTGGTGATTGGACTTTAACTCTACATGATGGTTTAGACACCGTTCTAGCAACTAAAACAATAGCCAATGCAAGCCTTACTAATGGAGTTTTAAATGAGTTCATATTTGCTAGCCAAGTTAGGGCATACGTAAAACCTAACGCAAGAACTTATCATGTACATTTAACTTCAACAGTAGCAGATGGTACAGTACAAGTTGCAACAGTAAGTGACTTAAGTACAGCCGATTTTGAATTATGGGCGGATAGACTTGTAGACACTACTAACGGTTTACATCCAATTGCTCAATTCTTACAGTACACATTAATAGGAAATGGTAACTATCTAGCAGTTTGGGAGCCTTTATCTCCAGATGAGCCGTCTAATAATGAGTTTCAAAGACATAGATTAACATTTCCAGATGGATTTGAAGTTTGTGGAGTTGCTCCAACAGATGAGTTTTCAGTTATAGCGATTGAAAAACGTTCAACAGACGGTACGAAAGATTTTCAAGAGGGAAAATTAATTATTTGGGACGGTACAGCTCAGACTTATAACCAGATTATAGATGTATCAGGTGGCTCGCCAGAATCAATACGCACGTATAACAATTATCCGTATTTTTACGTTAACGGTTCACTATGTGCTTGGTTTGGCGGCAAAAATATAGTCCAAATACGAGCTTTAGCAAATACCGACACTACTTATAAAGACACAATAGATAATACTCATTGTTATCCTAATATGATGACTATAAGGGACAACCTACTTCATTTAGGCTATCCATCAACTACAACTAACCAATCTATAGAACATGGAGTTTACACATGGGGTACTTTAGATAAGGATTATCCTAATTCATTTGGCTATGGGTACGTTATATCAACTCAAACACGATTAAATACTTTAGGAACTTTAGAAATAGGATTTGTCAAAAACTTTGGCGATGAGATGTATATAGGCTGGAAAGACGGTACTGATTATGGAATTGATATTGTTGATAGTTACTGTGACCCTGCGCCTACATTTGCGTTTAGGTCATTAGAATTTGACGCTGGCATAACTCGTAAAACTAAACTAGCACTTAGGACAGGAATTGATACAGAAGCCGTCCCTAGTAACGTTACAATCACTCCAATTCACCAAAAAGATGACGCAAGCGACGTTACGCACGACTCTATAGCTATAGGCGCAGTTGAAACAATCTCAACCATACAAGACGGAAGATTCAAAAATATAACAATAGGATTTGACGGAGTATGTAGTGGGATTACAACTCCTGTTATTAAGTCAATTGCATTATTATGGGATTCGCTTGAGGGCGAAAAGGTATTATAATGGAACCGTTTTTGGAAAACAGCATAGCCGAGCCAAAAGCTTATAAACTTAATAATGAGTTTAATACTGTATCTGCAAATGATATTGATAACATTCTGAATAGTGATAGAGTGCAACCACGACAAGTATCAACTGGCGTTACTAGGGGAACTTGGAGAATAAATAATACTGATGGTTCATACATTACTATAGGACTAATACCTAATACTGATGATGAGTTTGGTATTGCATATTTTGATGCAAATGGTGATAGATTATTTACAATAGATGCAACAGGATTCTTATTTAGCTTTAACGACGAAAGGCGCATGAAACTTGGCCTTAAACCAGATAACTCAGATGTTGGAGCTTATATTACTCCTGCCGGTAAAGATGTGATAGATGAGCTTAATTCATAATGGTAGACTTACGTAATTTTTTGGTAAATACTGATTCACCACTTGATCAAATTGTTTATTTAGATAGCGGTTCATTTATCGTCCCAAGTGGTGGCGGAGTAGGTGCTACCGATACAGCGCCGCATGGTTTGTCGTTTAGGCCATTAGCAGTAGTAAATTGGTCTTTAAATTCTGATTTTTTAACTACAAAAGAATGTAACCTACCAGTATTTGAGGGTACAGACCCGTATGCTATACGAGTTGACAATGTGTCCAACTCAACTAATTTAGTCGTAAGTGGTTTTAATCCAACTGCATCTAATGTGACAGTGTATTGGCGAGCCTATGGGTTTATGCCTAGCAATGTTAATTTAGACGCTAGTTACACAGCTATACTTGCTGATAATTTTGTATTAAATACTGATTATAATTACCCTAAGCTTTGGTATAACGATGTAACTGGTTCAACAACTATAAATCACACTTTTGGCTACAGGCCACAAGTTATGGCTTGGTCAGATAATGGTACGTCTATAGCTCAGTTAAATACGTTTGGAAGTGTTGAAGTCACGACTAATTCTGTAATTGTAACATCGGCAAGTAATGTACATTTAAGAATATATGGAGATTCTCAATTATGACAAAACCATCTAATTTTATAGAAAACTCTGATTATGCTACGCTTAAAAATGATGATAATAACAGCATATCTGTAAGTATCACAGACAGTGGGCTATTGGCATTTGGTGCAACTAAAGTTTACGAGTCGTTTTTAAATATAGGTACTACTAACGCTGGATTAAGGGTTCAAATGTATTCCAGTGCTGCGCCCAATAATATTTGGTGTGCTATGGGTATGACAGTACCTGTAACGGTAACAGTAACCCCTGGTGGTTCAACATTTTCTTATGATTTACCGGTAACACTTGAAAGAGTTTCGGCAACATCTGTTCGTCTATACTCAATATTTTATAGTTTTGGCGTTGGTGTTAGCATGCAGATTACTTCAGGCTATCAAACAATAACTGCCGATGTTGTAACATTTTTATCACCATTCAATTGACATTTGTATAAAAAAGTGTATGATAAATACAATGAAAACACTGTTAGTGTCATCGATAGTAGTAATAACTTTAATAGGTGGTGTATTCAGTTATTCACAACTAAACAAGCAACAAGACGTTATTAACGTTTTACCTGTTAAGATAGACCAGATATTGCCAGAAGATAAAATAATTGAAGATACGCCAATACAAGAACCTATTACTACAGTCACTGAAGATGTTGCACCAGCTGTTGCTGTCACAGTCGCCCCACAGAAAACATTATTAGAGATTGAAAAAGAACAAAATGGTACACAATCAATGACTGACTATGAGTACCTTATGTTGAAGTATTTAATTAAAAACTCAACGGTGTATACATTTACCAACAGTTATTTAAAAGTTCAATACCCAGAAAAATTTACAAGTGATAAACTAGAATCTACTTTGCAATATATAGCCACCAATTATATTAGTTACAAAAATGATCCCAATAACGGTAACTATATATACAAAGATTTTCATTGGTAGCATATTATATTGTGATATAATAATATCAAGCAACTTAACAGTTCCCCTGATGGGGACTTTTTAATAGGATTTTTATGCCAACATCAGCAGATATCGCAAATCAATTAGCAAAATATGACGCAAGCCGTAAAAGTTCGGCAGACGTATTAAACGAAGCTATGGGACAATATGGTATACCAGAGCTTAGGGGACGTGTATCAGGTCTTAGGACTACACTTACTAACACAGAATCAGCTTTAAACGCCGTAGACCCGTCTGTTACAGGTAGAACTTCACGAAGTCTAGTAACAGAAGCACAAAGACGAGGAATCGTAGCAAAGGAACGTGAACCATTAGCAGAGCAATACTCCGGTCAAGCAAGTGCTTTATCTACTGAATCTGCTAACCTTAGTAGCCAAGAAGCAGCTGCTAAATTACTTGCCGAGCAAAAAATAGGCGATTATACGGCAGGACGACAAGCATTGCAAGACCAATATTCAATGGCAAGCGCTGCAGAACAAGCAGCAGAAGCTAGACGACAGTATAATGAATCATTAGCAGAGCAAAGACGACAGGCTGATAAACCTACCACAACATCTACACCAAAATACAAAGTCAAAACTAGTGATAATGGTGGTTTAAATTTCTACAATGAATCTGGCGCACCAATTACGGCAGCGCAATATGTCTCTCAAATGGGTGGAACTATAGTTGATTTGTTATCTGCTTCTGGTGACCCTGGTGATGCTAAAATTATTAGCGATATTAATAGCGGTATGTCTTACAAAGATTTAAAAAATAAATATCCATACGTATTTGGCGGAGTTTAATAATTATGGACTACGAGTCCCTACTTGGTAGAAATAAAACTGATTCTAAACCTGAATCTGATTATGAAAGTATATTAGGTAGAAGCGGTAATAGTTGGTCATATAAACCACAAAAACTTAATCTTCCCAAGCCTTCTAACAGTACTATAAGTGATGACTCGTGGGCTAAAATGAAGCCAGAGATTCAACAGCGTATTATAGACACACAGAATTTAGTTAATGAGACAAAATCAGAATCTGAAATAAACCCACTTAATGTAGCTAAAGCTGTTGGTGGGTCTGTTGTAGATATAGGTAAAAACGTTGGTGAAGGCATTATATCATCATATAAACGTGTTGGTGAGGGTATTTCCGAAGCTATTTACGACGCTACTGGACAACGGGCAAGTGACGAAGAAAACCGCCAAAAACTACAAGCTGAGAATCAAAAAAATGTTATAAACCTTATTAAAAAATCCAAAACTGAGACTGACCCTATTAAAAAAGCACGTTATGAAAACGCCGCTAAAATTATTGCTAATTCAATGTCAGAAAATAATCAAGCGGCGCAAGAACGAATAAATGAAATTATAGAACGTGTTGACCCTATAAAAGGCGCAGCAGCAGTTGGTTCGATTGGTTTTGATATTTTGACAGCTGGAACTGGTAGCCAAGCGCTTAAAGGCGGCAGATTAGCGTTAGGTGGTGAAAAAGTTGCAGAAAAATCACTTACTAAATTAGCAGCCTCTGGTGCAGCTCAAGGCGCAGTTTCTGGCGGTCTAGGCGCAGTTGAGTCCAAAGGAAAAGATGTTAATGCACTAGACGTTTTACAAGGAAGCGCAGTTGGTGCTACAGTTGGCGGAGTTTTACCTGTTGTTTTAAAAGGCACTGGTTCTTTAATTAATAGATTAAAAAATAAAACACCTGATAAAGTTCCAGAGGTAAAAGTTGAAGCGCCAGAAAAGACAATTAATCGTGCTGAAAGTTATACTGCATCTGAAACACGAATAACTAAACAGGAAGCCAAAAATAAATTAGTAAAAGCTGGTTATAAGCTAGAAGAAGCTGATGCAATATTATCTGACGCATTACCAGACAAGGGATTATCAATGCCAGGCTCACCTAAGAAAGTAGGCTTAAATGACACTTCGATTAAACAGGCTGCAGAAGATTTTGATAGTTCAGTCTCACAAGCAAGTAAGACAGAAACACCAATGAAATCAGCTGATACTTTTAATCCCGAAGAATTATCAAAATCAGCTAAAAATTCATTCTTGTCATCACCAGATGAAAAACTAGCAAAGCCAGATAGATTACAAGGCAAAGGCTACTCAATATCAGAAGCTAAGACAGGATTAACACAAACAGGTGAAGATAAAGCTGGTAGGATAGTCTTTGGTAAAAATGATGCTGGTGAAATAGTTATAAAAGATGGTAGGCATTTGCTTGAAGCATATCGGCAAGAGGGTATTGAAGTACCAACAAGAAAAATAGCATTTGAGGACGGATTGACAAAAACTGATGTTATGCCAAAAACTCCCAAAATAACTACAACATCAACCGTAGGTACACCTGCATTAGCTGAACGTGTCCGTAAAGACGCTATTAAAAAGAAGATGATTTATGGATTTGATAAGACTTTTAACGATATGCCAGATTATGATAAGGTAACTCGTAAAGACCAGTTTAATAAAGCGACTGAGTTTATTCTAAACGACCCAGAAAACGCTATTAAAGTAGCTATGGGTCAACAGCAAGCACCAGATGGAATATTAAACAATAGTGTTTGGATGGCAGCTAAAGAATATGCTGAAAATACTGGAGATGTAGATTTAATGCGTAAGTTAGGACAGTCAGATATTGTTACTCGTGCCACTGGTATGGGACAAGAAATTAGCATGTTAGCCGATAGAAACCCACATTCTGCAGTTGAAAATATACGTCAATTGGCAGAAACTAGATTAAAGGAAGCAAAAAAGCGTGGCATTAAAGTATTTAAAACCGAAAAGGCTGATATGAAAGCGATTAAACAAGCTACACCTAAAGTTGAAAAAGAAACGTGGGCTAGCTTTATAAGTGGATTGGAGTGCTAAAATGGGACAATTTTGTTTATTGCCAGAAACAATTACAAAGTTTAAACAAGCTTTAAAAGATGGCAAAATTGAACCTAATAAACTAGCTGAAATGTCATCAGTTGAACGCAATGAGTTTTTAGGTGATATTGTCGGAAAAAACCACGCAAAGGCTGTAAACTCGTTATTTGAGTCAAAAATACTTTTAAAGAATCAACAGCAAGGTTATTTAAACTGGGCTAAAACTGTATCTGGTATAAAACCAGAAACTCGACGTGATTTGATTAAACGCATTGAGAATATGCAGAAAGTCCTTGACCCAGATGAGAGTAAGCAGTTTATGAAAGACTTAACTGCCACTAGGTTGGGTATAAATGTGACTGAAGCTGAGGCTAAACAAATAGCAACGTTATCCAAAAAAGTATCAGAATTTGAATTTTTAAAAGGTGTAGCCAATAAAGAAGAGCGCATGAAATACGGCTACGCTGTTGAAGATTTGACTGACTATGTTGCAAGTCTTAAGCAAAACGCAGAAAAAATACGTCCAACTGATTTGATTAAAAATCCTGGACTAATTGGTAAGTTTACTAGTAAGGTAGCTGGTAACATGAAATCACTCCAAGCCTCACTAGATAACAGTGCTGTATTCCGTCAAGGTTTGAAAGTTATGTGGACTGAACCTAAAATATGGGCTAAAAACTCCGCTGATACGTTTAGAACGATTGCTCGTACTATGGGTGGTAAGAATGTTCTACGTGAAGTCAACGCTGATATAATATCGAGACCAAATTATGACTTATACACCAAAGCAAAACTTGCAATTAAAAATCCAGAAGAGGCATTTCCTGAGTCATTAGCTGAAAAAGTACCATATTTACGCAGACTGTATAAAGCTAGTGAAGCGGCATTTACAGCTTTTCAATATAAAAATCGAGTTGATGTGTTCGATAAGTATATAAGTATTGCCAAAAAACAAGGAGTCGATATTAGCGACAAAACACAGCTAGAATCTATTGGCAAGTTAGTTAATTCGTTAACTGGGCGTGGTTATTTAGGCGCTGCCGAGCCAGTTGCTGGTGTAGTCAATAATGTGTTTTTTTCACCAAGGTTTCTAAAGTCAAATTGGGACACACTAACGGCTCACCAACTTCAAAAAGATGTAACGCCGTTTGTTAGAAAAAAGGCTGCTACAAATTTAGCTAAGATAATTGGTGGAACTGCTACTGTTCTTGCTACTGCCAATGCTTTAATGCCTGGGAGCGTAGAGCTAGACCCTAGAAGTTCAGATTTTGGCAAAATTAAAATTAAAGATACACGATTTGATATTGCTGGTGGTATGTCATCAATCATCACTTTAGCAGCTAGAATGTTAACGCAGTCGTCTAAAAGCGCTACAACAGGCAAAGTAACAAGTCTTAACTCTGATGAGTTTGGGTCAAGGACTGCTCAAGACGTATTTGTTGACTTTTTTGCTAATAAGTTATCGCCAGCCGCACAAACCGTTAAACATCTATATGAAGGAGAAGATTTTAGTGGCAACAAAACAGATATACTAAAAGAGACTGTGCGATCCGTCACACCAATAGGTGTACAAAATGCACAAGAACTATTGACTAACCCTAATGCTGCAAACACTTTATTTGCAATTATTGCTGATGGTTTAGGGATAGGGACAAACACTTATGGGGCAACAAAAGATAGTTGGCAGCAAAGCTCAAGTAAAGAATTAAAAGCTTTTAAAGATAAAGTAGGCGAAGAAAAGTTTAATAAAGCCGCAGAGACTTTTGATAACAGTTTTAATGCTTGGATGGACAAAGTCATGGATGACCCAAAATACCAAAATATGTCAACAGACGAAAAGACTTCTTTAATGAGCAAGAAGAAAGAAATTATTAAAAAAGATATATTCACATTAAACGGATTTGAATATAAAACTGAGAAAAAGCCCGAAGTTGATAATTCATCTTTACTAAAATAAAAATATGATATAATCAAATTAAGCAACTTTAACAGTTCCCCTTTTGGGGAGCTTTTATTATGGAGAAATATGGCAAAATCATACATAACAGACAATACAGAAACGCAGGTAACTATCGGAGAAACTAAACGAGTACTAGTTCAAGTTAATGCAGCTCTTACTGGAACCATAAAGGTTATTGACGGTACTAGTGGCAGCACAGCTAACGTAGCAACTATTACAAATCCGACAGTTGGAAGCCAATTTGAATATCATAACTTTACTTCAGGGGTTAGAATAGTGGCATCTGGTGCTTGTAATATAACTATAGGTACTTACGGAGGCTTCTAATGAAAACGCCGACCGATTGGAATAAAAACCCTACATCAGAAAGTAACCAATTTACTTTTGACGATAGTAGTGTTGAATATGATTCATCGGTTGAAAATTATGATGGAGTGGTAGATACTAATATGTCCGATAAAGAAATACTACCTGCAGAATGGGCAAAAACATCGAAAATTCCTATTGAGTGGGATAAAGAGTCTAAAACTCCAACAGAATGGAGTCCATTATGAGCAGTAACTTTCCAACTTCTAAAGATGACGCTGTATCACTTCCAAATCCTGCTGCAACAAATAAACAAAATAGCCCTAGCCATTCTTTTATACATTCTAATGCCAATGACGCTATAAAAGCGATAGAATCTAAAGTCGGTATTGGTGACACTATGCCAGCTGTTAATAAAGTTTTATTAGGCACTGGTGCTGGTACTAGCGCATGGCAACAACTTACATCTGCTGAACTTCGAGGAGTATTAAGTGATGAAACTGGCACTGGTGAAGCTGTATTCTCTACTACTCCGACTATTACTACACCTAAAATAGACACTATAAATGAAGAAACTTCTGCTAGCGGCGTTACAATAGACGGTCTAAACATCAAAGATGGTGTTTTGAACACTAACGATTGCGTAGTCAATTCTAACTTAGCCGCTAATGCAGTTGGTACTTCTGAAATAGCAGATGCTAGTGTAACTAGCGAGAAGCTAAAAGCGACAATAGCTTGTCGTGCTTATAGAAACAGTGCTTTAACAATAGACAGTGGCGCAATAAGAAAAATAGATTTAAATGCAACAACTTTTAATTACGGTAACGATTTTGATACAGCTAATTATAGGTTTGTAGCACCTGTTACTGGTTTATACCAAGTCAATGCAGCTTTTCAAGTAGATAACATAGATGCTTTAGGGCAACAAGTTCTTGTGCATATTTACGTAAACGGTGCTTCATACGCAACATCAAAAGACTATGCAGTTGCAGCAAATAATGACCCTGCAGCTAATATATCAACTTTAGCTTATGTTGAAGCAGGACAATATATAGAACTATACGGACAGCACACATCTGCAACTACTACAGAATCAGTAGCTATAGACGTTACACAAACATTTTTAACGGTATTATTCTGCGGGACAGTTTAACATGCAAGATACAGTAACCCTATCAGCCCTAGCAATCGTAGCAACCATAGCTACAGCATTAGTCTGGTTACTGCAAAAGCAATTTACTCAAAACGACACCACGATTAAAGAGAGTACCAAAGCAATTAATAAACTAGCAGATGTGATGGAAAGTTTTGCCGATTCTCTAAAAGCTGACGACATAGCAAAAGAGGCATTTCAAGCTAAAGTCATTACCGTACTAGATAAGATTTCAAGAACTCAAGACGACATTAAATGCACTACTAGTGAGACTAATAAACTTGTAAAGGAAAATTGAATGAACTTAAACGTTAAATCACAGGCGGGCTGGTGTCTCTTTTTTGTTCAGGAAGTCTACGGTGTACCTCATTTATACAGGTCGGCTTTTGACGCTTACAAAGCAACTAAGTTTAAACATACTACAGCTCTACCTAATTACTCCGTACCAGTTTGGTTTGAACATTGGGGAACTTATGGTACTCCGCCAACTTACGGCAACTGGGGACACGTTGTCGCCTACGTCCCCGGAAAAGGCTTTTTATCTGCCCCAGGGACTGGTTACGGTCAACAATGGTTTAAGAGTATACTGGAGATTGAGAAATATTTTAACGCTAAATATGTCGGCTGGTCGGAAGACATATCGGGAGTAACTTTAAAAGGAGATGACATGGTAACAGACAAAGCACAATTAAGTAGAATGTATGACGCAATTCTAAGACGTTCTAGGACGGCTGGAGAGGGCGAAAACGTGTATTTGAATAAAGACTCAGGTTTTGTATTTGATGACCTGTATAAGTCAGTAGAACGTGCCAAACGACTAGCTAGTGATAAGGCAGAGCTTAAGACTGCTCAAGATAAAGCCGTTGCACTAACTAAAAGCGTGGCTGACTTGACTAACAGGCTAGACAAAGCTAACAAAGAAATTGCAAGCTTAAAAAATATTACAAGTGGCGATACAGAACTCGCCAAAGACACAAACGCAAAAGTTACATGGATACAAAACTTACTTAATAGGTTATTCAAGTAATGGACAAAAGAAAACTACTTGAAGATTTTTTTGGACCACTTAAAACCATTAAAGTAAAGGATAATTCT